GGAAAGAAAAGAGGTTATGTAGAAAGAAATGAAGTAGATCTTACATCAGGAGATGAACCAATTAAAATTAATGTAAATATCAAAGGGGTTGAATATTGATACTGAATTTACTCATACTCAAGGACAGGCAATAGAATACTTATTTGATAAGAAAACAACAGAAGTATTATTTGGTGGTGCAGCAGGTGGTGGTAAGTCTTGGGTAGGTTGTAGTTGGTTAATTCTATTATGTATTAAATATCCTAAGACTAGGTACTTAATGGGTAGGTCTAAGCTAGATAGTTTAAAAAAGACTACTCTTAATACTTTCTTTGAAGTTTGTCAGACTTGGGGAATCTTAGCTAATAAGCACTATAACTTCAATGCAGGTTCTAACATCATAAAGTTTTATAATGGAAGTGAGATAATACTTAAAGACTTGTTTCTATACCCATCAGATAGGAACTTTGACAGTCTAGGTTCATTAGAAATTACTGCTGCTTTTATAGATGAAGCAAACCAGATAACAGAGAAAGCAAAGAACATAGTAGCATCTAGAATGAGATACAAGTTAGATCAATATGATTTAATACCTAAACTCTTAATGACTTGTAATCCTGCTAAAAATTGGGTTTATACTCAATACTACAAACCTGCTAAAGAAGGAGTAGAGAAAGACCATAGAAAGTTTATTCAGTCTTTAGTAGATGATAATCAATTCATTTCTAAGCATTATAAATCACAACTACTTACTTTAGATGAATTAAGTAAACAAAGACTATTGTATGGTAATTGGGAATATGATGCTACTAATGATAACCTAATAGAATATGATGCTATACTAAACTTATTTAATCAAACAGGAATAGAAGGAGATAAATACATAAGTTGTGATGTAGCAAGGTTTGGAAGTGATAAGACAGTTATAATGTATTGGGAAGGGTTACATATTAAAAAGATAAGAACTATGCTTAAATCAGCTATAAATGAGGTTGTAGAGCAAATAAGGTTATTACAACAACAATATAGTGTAAGATTGACTAACATAATAGTTGATGAAGATGGAGTAGGTGGTGGAGTTAAAGATTATATGAGATGCAGAGGTTTTATAAATAACTCTAAAGCTTTAAAAGGAGAAAACTATCAGAACTTAAAAACACAATGCTATTACAAATTAGCTGATTTAGTTAATACTGCACAGATTGGAATAGAATGTAGTAATATAAATATTAAGAATCAAATCATTGAGGAGTTAGAGCAGGTAAGAACTAAAGATGCTGATAAAGACAACAAACTAAAGATAATACCTAAAGAAACTATTAAAGACATAATAGGTAGATCTCCTGATTATGCAGATGCTATAGCTATGAGAATGTTCTTTGAATTAGATGCTAATTATGGAAGATATTTTGTGCAATAAAAAAGGTGCAATCCCTAAGAATTACACCCTTAATAAACAAAAACTTTATTGAAAACTGCGCAAACATAAGAATTTTAAACTAAAACAAACTAATTTCTATTATATATTATGCGATTGAAAATAAATAAAGATGGCAAGGAGAGTGTTTACACAATGATAAACAGTTGGAATGATGTAACTCTTGACAAATGGGTAAAGCTTATAAGTAAAAAGGAAAAGACAAAGAGTGAAGAAGCAGTTGAAATAATAAATACATTATCTGATATACCTAGAAAGTTAATTAAAGAATTAGGAATACAAGATATAGCAGTTATATTAAAAAGAATTAGCATACTACAACAGAATGCTGATAGTAATTTAAATAGAATAATAAAAATAAATGATGTTGAATACGGATTTCACCCAAATCTTGAGGAGATCACTCTTGGCGAATATGCAGATATAGAAACATATTTAAAAAATGGATTAGAGAATAATCTTACTAGACTGTTAGCTATTCTTTACAGACCAATAACAGAAAAAGATAAAGATAATTATTCTATTGAAGCTTATGGATTGAGTGATTCTAGAATGAGGGCAAAGAAGTTTGAAACTATGAAAGCAGTAGATGTCAATAATGCTTTGGTTTTTTTTTGGACTTTCGTCAAAGAACTATTGAAAACTTTGCTGCCGTATTTAATGGAACAGAATCAGAAGATGCTAAGCAAACCACAGATGACCAATTCGCTGATAAGTGGGGTTGGTTTGGTGTAATGCATAGATTGTGTAATGGAGAGATTATTAATTTAGAAAGAATAACAAATTTAGGTTTATATGAGTGCCTTACTTGGCTAACTTATGAAACAGATTTAAATGAAACTAAAGCAGTACAAAAATGACATACTTTAAAGATTATAACAACACAGTAGATACCTTAAAACAATTAGGTGCTAATCACTTTCAAATTAAAACTACAACTACAGGAGATTTGTGGACACTTGATCTTGAAAAAGAAACTATGTTTCCACTAATGCATATCAATCCTGTAAGTGCAGTAGCAGGTACACATCAAATGACATTAAACTTTCAAATATTTGTAATGGATATTGTATTTCCTGATTTGTCAAATGAACAAGAGGTTTTATCAGATTGCTTACAGATTTGTAATGACTTAATAGGAACATTTAAAAATGGAGAAAGTCTTTTATTATCTAATCAAGCTTTAAATGATTTGCCTAAATACTTTACAGAAGGAGATATAACAGTAGAACCATTTACAGAAAGATTTTCAAACGCATTAACAGGTTGGGTATTTACTTTACCTGTAATAATAGAGAATGAATATAACACTTGTATAGCACCACAATTAACTACAGATGCAATACATTAATGTTTAAATTTAAAATAGGAAAATTAACAATACAACTAATACCACCAAAGATAAGTTATGAATTATGAAGATTTAGTAGAGAAGTTAGAAGCAATTAGTATAGAATTAGAAACATATAATGACTATCCTGAATCTGCTAGTAACAATGCAAAAAAGGCGATAGAATGGAAAAAGAAAAATGGTAGTGATTGTGGAACTAGAGTTGGTTGGACTAGAGCATCACAATTAGCAGGTAAGAAAAATATAAGCAGAGATACAATATCTAGAATGGCATCATTTAAAAGACATCAACAACACAAAGATGTACCATATTCAGAAGGTTGTGGCGGATTAATGTATGATGCTTGGGGGGGTACATCAGGAATAGAATGGGCAATTAATAAATTAAAAAAAATAGATAAAAAATAATTATGGCAGATTTAACGACAACTCTAAGTGAATCAGTAGTATTAAATGGTGCAGTTAGAGGAACAACAAACACAGTAACAACTACAGGAATTAATAATGTATATGAAAGAATTGTAACTTGTACTATAGATGAAACAACACATCTAGCAACTTTTGATTCTGATTCTTTTGGATCAGCAGTTCAAATTGACAAACAAGATGTTAGGTATATTAGAATAACTAATCTTGATGCTACTAACACTTTAGAATTAGCAGTAGTTGGTTCAGCTACTAATTATCAAGTATTACTAAAAGCAGGTCAATCACATATACTTTGTGCTGCTAGTACAGTTATGTTAGCAGAAGCAGATACATCTCCTAGCTTCGGAACTATGGCTGACTTAACAAGCATACAAGTACACCCTGTTGCTACATTAGATGTAGAGATATTTGTAGCTAGTGTATAATGAATGCTTTAGAGAATTACTTAAATAGATTTGGTGCTAGTGTAGTAAATAAAACTATTGGTAATCTTAAAAGAAAGAAAAAAGTAGTTACAGGTGCATTAGTTAATAGTGTAAGTTTTGAACTGAAAAAAACTAATGATGGTTATCAAGTAGATTTTATGATGCTTGACTATGGAGATTTCATTGATAGAGGAGTTTCAGGAAGTAAAAAGAAAAGATCTTACATAGACTATGAAGGTAAAAAACAGAGCAGTCCTTTTTCTTTTGGTAAGTCAAGAGATGGTGGATTAACTAGAGGATTAGATAAATGGATTGTAATGAAGGGTATAGCACCTAGAGATGAAAAAGGTAGGTTTATATCAAGAAAGAGTTTAAAGTTTTTAATTGCTAGAAAGATATATACACAAGGTAAAGAAGGTCTAGCATTTTTTCAAAAACCATTAGGTTTAGAATATAAAAGAATGGCAAGTGAAATAGGTAAAGCAGTTAAATTAGATATAATACAAAATTTAGGAAAATGAGTTTAGTAATAGAACAAAGACCATTATACAGAACAATGCCTGTTGGTCAGGATATAATATTTGCAGTATCAGAAAATGATATAGTAGCTAATAAATTTAGAGTTAAGTTTGTTGCTGAAATGTTTATTGCTGATAGTCTATCAGGAACATTTAATGTATTAAGCAGAACAACTACTTTAAAAGTAACACCAAACAATAAAGGGGTAGGTATATTTTCTTTACAACCTTTTTTAGAAAGTTATGTTAGCCCACAATATGAAGGAACTACTTTTGATGGTGTATTTTTTAGTTCATACAAAGGAAATGCTTTTTCACAAGATGCAGAACACCCTATACATTTGATAGATAAATACTCTTGTAATAAAAACAACTTTAGATATTTTGGTGTTGCATTTAATGTTGAATGGTATGATACTGCAACAGATTCTAATTTACAAACTTTTACTGCACCAATACTTAGTGAACAATATACAGTATTTAATGGTGTTATAAATTATGATGCAGTATTACAGTCTATTCAGGGTAATTATGGTTTTAACTTAAACAAAGATAAATCAGTATTAAATAATTACTATGGAACTTTAGGTAAGTTTTTAAGTGATGCACCTTTAACACAATATGCTAAATTAACTGACTATGGAACTATATCGTTTTTAAATTGGTTAAACACATCATCTTATAGTTTTGAAGTAGGGGGTACAAGTGCTACTGCTAATATGGTTAAAAAGATACAAGTAAGTTTATTTAATAATTTAGGTAATCAAATGGGTGCTTTTAATATAGATTGCACAACTGCAAATGGTGGTTTTGAATATAATAATGATGATTCTTTAACAAGGATAATGTATTTTGGTGGTTTTCCTGCTAATTTTGATGGTGCAAATTATAGTATATGGAACAGTTTTAAAGCAAATACTTCTTTTTATACTTTAGTTGCTTTTGATGATAATAATGATGCTATCAGTCAAACATATACAGTCAATATAATTGGTAATAGTTGTAAAGGTTTTGAAAGCATAAGACTAACTTGGCTTAATAGCTTTGGTACTTGGGATTACTACACATTTAAAAAGAAGTCAGTTAAGTCTTTACAAACTAATAGAACATCATATACACAACAAAGTGGTACTTGGAATGAAAGTAAATTTAAAATAAGAGGTTACAAAGGGGGTAAGAAAAACTTTAGAGTAAACACTAAACAATTAATAAGTATAAATACTGACTTTGTAAATGAAGATGAAGCAGTATGGTTTGAAAACCTAATAAATAGTACAGATGTATATATGCTTAATGGTTATGATGGTGGTACAAGTGATAGTAACTTTGGTATTACTAATAAATATGTAGAACCTGTTTCAGTAACTACATCAAGCTATACAAGAAAGACAAAGGCAAATGACAAATTAATTCAATATACATTTCAGTTAGAAAAGACACATAATAAAAAATCTCATTCTGTATAATGTCAGTACAATTAATATTATTTCCTCAAAATTATAAAGGTTATTCTGCAACTACAGTAGTACCTAATAATCAATTTGTAGCTGATAAGACACAGTTCTTGACTTTATTAAATCATAGTGGTTATGATTCTTCAGATGTATATCCTGGCGCTGATGCTATAAACAATGATCTAGCTATTGCATCTTGGAAAAGGTACAGGTCTTTTTCTAATCCACAATGGGCAGATGCACCAATGCCTTCAAGAAGTAATGCTAATAGATTAGAGTTATATTGTAATGCAGGTGCTTCAGCTTCACAAAGTGGAGTATATCAAAGAATAGTAGGTTTAACCCCTTATGTCAATTATGATTTAAGCATTACAATAACACAAGCTAGTTCAGTAGGTGGTATTATATCAATAGGAACACAAGGTGCAGGAAACATAACAGTAACACCAACTACACTACAAGATGGAACTTTCTTTACTGCTTTAGGGTCAAGTGTAACAGGAATACAAACAGTAACTTTTCAAGCAGATTCATCTGATGAAATATTATTAGTAAATTATACAAATAGTGGTGGTTCTACAGTTCACATAGGAAAGATAAGTATAACTGAATCAGCACAACAACCAACACAAATATATTCAGACTTAAATGATGGTCAAGTTATATGTGACTTATATGAAGAAGAAGATATACCATTAAGTCTTTCTGTAGATGATTTTAAAAATGTAGCAGAAAAAGTACAAAGTTATTCTAAGGACTTTAATCTTCCTGCAACAAAAAGAAACAATAAGATATTCAATCATATATTTGATGTAACAAGAACAGATAATGGGATAGATTTTAACCCTTATGTAAAGACTAAGTGTGTTTTAAAGCAAGATGGATATACTTTGTTTGATGGGTTTTTAAGATTAATAGATATATCTAATAAAGAAGGAGAGATTAGCTATAATGTTAACCTTTATGATGAGGTAATTGCTTTAGCTGACATATTAAAAAATAGAACATTTCAAGATCTTTCAAGCACTTTTGCAGAGTTAGAACACAATTATAACAAATCTAATATTAAAAACAGTTGGAATGAACCACCAACTGCTAATGCAGGAATATTACTTACAACACCACTTGGTGCTAATTCATTTGCAGGAAGTCAAGGAGATACAAGAACACAGGTTTTAAAATATCCTTTTGTAGATTGGACAGGTGGTATATCTTTAGCTATAAGCACTAATTTAGGTTTAGGAACAGGACCGATAAATGCTAGACCTGAACTAGACAAACTAGAAGATGCTTTTAGACCTTATGTTAATTGTAAATACCTATTAGATAATATATTTTTTAATGCTGATTTTACATATACTTCTGTTTTTTTAAATAGTGATAGGTTTACTAAGTTGTTTATGGATTTTAACTTTACAGGAGAAACTCCTAGTGAAACAATGATAGGAGAATATGGTTTTCAGTCAGGAATAACTACTATAACATCTAACACAACTTATCAGAACATAGCACCATTAAATAGTAATAATTTTACAAATCAAGTAGGTTGGAATAATACACAAAAGAAATTTATAGGTCAATCAGACAATGTAGGTTATAGAATAGATTATTATATAGTATTTAGTGGTTTAGCAGCTTCAAATGTATTTGATTTTAGAATAATAAGAAAAGATAGTGGTGGTAATATTATACAAACA